CTACTGGTGCAGTCAAAAACAGCTTTACGGCTGACACCGATACAACCATATTTGACGATACAGTCATGGTTTTAGGTACAAAACTTAAGTATTTCCAAATCAAAGGATTTGATACAACTTCTTTGCAACAAGACTATTTCCGCTATCTTAATGTTGCTAAAGCCAACGATAAAGGCTCTGCTACCCTATCCTTTGCACCATACCCAAGCAAAGTCCTTATTGGATACGCTAATATTCCTGATACTGGTTACGGGACTTAAATATGGCAGTCGCACAGCAAAGAAGGGCAATGACGGCTTCTCTGCCAGCCCCTATTGGGGGTTGGAACGCTAGAGATTCATTAGCCGCTATGAACCCTTTAGATGCGGTTCAGATGGTTAATTTCTTTCCTACGCCTACAGATGTTACTTTGCGTCAGGGCTATACAAAATCATCTATTGGGATTACGGGTGCGGTTTTATCCCTAATGAACTACTCAAGCCCTACAACGACTAAACTGTTTGCTGCTACTGCTACTATTATTTACGATGCCAGCACCGCTACGGCTACTTCTAGTCTTACAGGCAATACCGATGGCAAGTGGATACATTCCATGATTACGACTGCTGGCGGGTCGTTTATGCCTGCTGTAAACGGTGTTGACCCTATGATTGTTTATGATGGCACAAGATGGTCTAGGTCGGCTACAACAAGCACCGCACAGACTATTTCTACGATTACAAGGGGTGGTACAGGCAATTTGACCGCTACCCTAACAACTGCTGTAGCTCATGGATTAGTTACTGGTAATACCATAACTGTTACGGGAGCAATTCCTGCCGAATTTAATGGAACTTATCGCATCACCGTAACGGGTGCAACGACCCTCACTTATACGATGGCTACCGCCCCAAGCGGAGATGCGACCACAGTAGGTACTTATTCGGTGGTTTATTACATCACAGGTAAAAATAGCAATACATTTGCCTATGTAAACCTTTTTAAAGAACGACTTTACTTTGTAGAAAAGAATAGCCTTAGCTTTTGGTATCTGCCTGTTGATTCGATTAACGGTGCGGTTAGTCAATTTCCCCTTGGTGGTATCTTTAAAAAAGGTGGCTACCTACAAGCAATGGGAACTTGGACTATTGATGCTGGATACGGGGTCGATGACCTAGCTGTGTTTGTTACAAGCAATGGAGAAGTCGCTGTTTACAAGGGTTCTGACCCATCTGACCCTACAGATTGGTCATTAATTGGTCTTTGGAACATTGGACAAACTTTTGCCCGTAAATGCGTCTTTAAATATGGTGGTGACATCCTACTTTTGACCGAAGATGGTCTTGTACCCCTATCGGCAGGCTTACAGTCAACCCGTTTAGACCCACGAGTCAACATTACTGACAAGATTTTCTATGCAATTAGCCAAGCTGCCGACCTTTATGCTGGCAATTATGGCTGGCAAATGAATTATTTTGCCAAATTTAATATGCTTATCCTAAATGTGCCTGTAACTGGTGGAAACGAGCAGTATGTCATGCACAACATTACAAAATCTTGGGCTAGATTCACTAATATTCAAGCCTATGCTTGGGAATCAAGCGGTGAGGATATGTATTTTGGTGGAGATGGCTTTGTTGGCAAGTTTTACGATACTTTTGCCGATGCAGGCACAAACATTACTGCTTCTGTACAGCAAGCCTACTCTTATTTTGACACCCAAGGGCAACAAAAACGCTTTACGCTAGTTCGCCCTATCCTACAGACTTACAATGGCGTACCAACCGTTTTATGCGGTATTAGCACCGATTTTGAAACAGTTGACCTTGCCAACCAAATATCCTTTAACCCAGCTCTTTTGCAAATTGGCGAATGGGACATGGATAATTGGGATAACTGTAACTGGGGTGGTGGTCAGTTAATTACCACAAAAGTATGGCAAGGGGTTACAGGCATAGGTTATGCTGGCTCTATTAGCCTTAATGTGGCAAGCCAAAATATTGAGTTTCATTGGGCATCAACCGATTATGTAATGGAGCGTGGCGGGGTATTGTGAGGACTGTTACTACTGAAAATCAACGCTATTTGGGGGAATGGCTAGTCAGAATCCTCAATTTTCCCCTACCTGAAACCACCCAATGTATAGGGCAGTTAAAAGACGGTAATTTGGTAGCTGTAGCGGGTTACACCAATTTCATGCCAAAAGCTTGCGAAATACATATTGGAAGCGTTGGGGAACATTGGGCAAGTAGAGATTTTTTGTGGGCGGTATTTGATTACCCCTTTAATAAACTAGGAGTTAGCGTTATACTAGGGCAAGTCTGCAAGGACAATGAAGATGCCTTAAGACTAAACCGACACCTTGGTTTTAAAGTGGTAGCCGATATACCTGATGCTCACATGAGTGGGGATTTGGTAATTATGGCAATGCGTAAAGAGGAGTGTCGGTTTCTGAACATCCGATGCTCTCTAAATAAAGGAGAATAGTATGGGTGGTGGTGGATTTTTAGGATTAGGGCCTGCTCCAAGTGCCCCTGCTGCTCCTGATTATAGCGGGGCTGCACAAGCTACTGCTGCTGGAAACATTGAAGCCGCTCGTGTAGCAACTGCCGCTAATCGAGTTAACCAAGTAACGCCTTATGGCAATTTAACCTATGCGGTTACTGGTGCTGACCCTTACGGCAACCCAACTTGGACTGCTACTCAGACACTAAGCCCTGCACAACAACAGCTTTTAGACTACCAAAATCAAGCAAGCCTTGGTTTGGGAAGGTTAGCAGGTCAAGGGTTAGGTTATGTAGAAAATATGCTACAAACTCCGTTTGATGTAAGCAAATTGCCATCAACAGGGTTTAATCCTAGCCAGACATACCAAGAAGCCTATATGCAACGGCTTGCCCCACAGTTACAACAAGGGCGTGAACAGTTACAGCAACGATTAGCAAATCAAGGTATTGACATTGGTTCTGAAGCCTATGACCGAGCCATGATGCAACAAGCCCAGCGTGAGAACGATTTATTGGCTGCCGCCACAACTCAAGGTTTTGGTGTTGGTCAACAAGCCCGTCAGACTGCATTGCAAGAACAAGCATATCTTAGAAATGAGCCATTAAATACCCTTTCTGCGGTTCGTACAGGGGCACAGGTACAAGGCCCACAATTTGTTAATTCTGCCCAACAAGCTACGACTGCTGGCCCTGATTTATTAGGTGCAGCAGGCATGGGATACAACGCCCAAATGGGTGACTTTAATGCTAGACAAGCCGCTCAAGCTAACCTAAATCAAGGTTTATATAGTTTAGGTGGTGCTGCAATGATGTCTGATATTCGTGCTAAAGAAAACATCAAAGCAATCGGTGTAATGCCTAATGGCTTGACATTGTATAGCTTTGAATACAAAGATGAGGTTAAATCTCACCCATTAGCAGGTGACGGTATCCATGTTGGCGTGATGGCTCAAGAAGTAGAGCAGGTATTCCCATACGCAGTTAAAACCCTCGATGACGGCTATAAAGTCGTAGATTACGGACTATTACCATGAATATGTACAACCCCTATATTCAACAGATGCCACAAACCCAAGACTTAGGCGGGCTAAATCCTTATTTTCAAAATATTGCACAGCAACAAGCCATGCAACAAGCGGCTATGCAACAAGCTCAAGGATTGACCCAGCAAGCAGGGCAAACGGTACAAGGCGGTACGAACCCTTTGGCTATGGCACAAGCATTGCGTAAACAAAACCAAAAACCAGCACCTGTAACGGATTACAGCCAGCCAATGCCACAATATTTAGACCCAGCATATATGCAAGCAGGATACTAATATGGCAAATGGACAAATGATTAATTTAGGTGGCAATTTACCACCTGAAATCTTACAGCAACAACAAGTTTTAAACCGCCAACAGCAGATGGCTCAGTTGCTTATGCAACAAGGTCAGCAACAACCACAAGGTCAAATGGTAAGTGGGCGTTATGTTGCACCTAGCTTTTTTCAATATGTAGCACCATTAGCTCAGTTGTATGCAGGGAAACGCCTTGCAGAAAAAGGCGATGAAGCTATGCTTGACCTTGCTGAACAATTACGCAAGGGAAAAGAACAAGAAACACAAGCAATTATGGAGCAGTTAAGACCTCGTGATGTGCAAACTGAAATGGCTGGCCCATACACAGGTAATGTTCCCATGCCTGTTGCTACACAAACTTTACCGCCTAATTTTCAAGCGGCTACTAATTTAGCTTTGCAATCTCGTTATGGTGCTGGCAAAGAATTGTTGCCAACCCTAATTAATCGTGCTTTGCCTGAACCAATTAAACCTACAACTGAAATGCAAAACTATGAGTATGCTAAATCGCAAGGATACAAAGGCACATTAAATGATTTTAAAAATCAAATTACTCCATATCAACAAGCACAATTAGGTATAGAGCGTGAAAAATTTGAGTTTGAAAAGAGCAAAACTGCAACTAAGCCGTTACCTGAA